CAACCATTAATACATCATCCAGAGTGTCTTGCACGAGCTGCAAAATATCAATCATTACTGAACCTCATAACGCTGCACATTAAATTCCATATATTGGTTTTCCTCGTTAATAATATTAACTCCCCCCCAAACACGATATGAGTTAATATTAGCTTGATCTGGATTGCCATCTACTAAAATATTAGCAGCGTCTTTTGCAATTATTACAAGCTGCGATTTCAATTTTTTACACAGATCTGGGATAAATGGCATTCGCACCCTTGCAGAATCGTTTATGCCTTGTGCTTGTGCAGAAAGTTTCATTGAACCGTATGTACCAACCCATTCGCAAAAAAACACACTCATTTTTGATTGATCGGATAAAATTGATTCAAATTTTCTCCATGAGGTTGTTATTCCCTGTCCTGGAACATAAGTTGTTTCCTGAACATAAAAACTAATTGGTGTGGTAAATACAGTTTTCAATTTCATGTACTTTCATCCTCTGTGGATACAGTACGCAGATGATCTGCAATTGCAACGAGTATAGGGTTAAATCGGAGTTCAACCGGATCGGTATTTTGTGCCATTTTACAGTAAATAATTATAGCTTCTACTGCTTCAGGTGACTCTGAGTCCGGAGTAAATGCTTCATCCGGAACGCCGGCATTTTTCAGAAACGCTGTTGCCCCGGCAATCATTTGTGAAATCTCCGCATCTTTTGCGGGATCCGAATAAAAAATTCCTAATCGTGATTTAACCAGGTTCAACAGCGTTGCCATTTTTATTTCTCCTAAATAATTATATAAAGATCAATATCTTTTGCACCGTCTGGAGAACCGTTTGGATCAAAAATATTCTTTTCAATGTCGACTGCATCTGATGTAATCGTTCCGGAATCGACTGCTTTGTTGAATAGCTTTAAAATAACCAACTCGTCCGCGTACAGTAAATACGGAAGTCCGAATTTATCGCCCCAACCAACTGATAAAGTATCAGCAGGGACACCAGTCGTTCCATCAGTAGACGTTCCAACAGTCACTCCTGTACTACCAACAGTAAATGAAATTGAAAGCGTTGCATCATTTGCAACATAGTCTTTTGTAGTCAAAGTTATGGTATCTGCGCCAGCGCCTGTCACTGTGGCAATAAATACTGAATTAATATCTTCATCACTATTCAATGCTGCAACAACTTCAGCTGCCACTTCTGCAGCAGTATCCATGTCCGCCGTAACAGGAACTGTCACAGTCACCGGACTTTCTGCTCCGAGAAGCGTAGTCGCCGTTACAACGACAGATAAATTCCCGGGTGAGCTACAACCATGTGTAACTTGGATTGTTTCACTTTGCTTTGCTGGCGTATGATTCTGAATTGGCAACTTGATTTGAGTAATAGTTTTGAACGCTAAATTTCCGTCAACTGCAGTAGTTCCGCTTGCGGTAATATCTTCTGTAATTGCCTCGCCTGCAAAATTGGTTCCGGTAATTTTTACCACACCATTAATTCCGCTAACATTCCCATCTATACGAATGTTTCGCGGCCACGCCGGATTAGTGATTCCGGTAATAACTGTCTGCTCAGTAGAGGAGAGCGGCATCGCATCATGTATACCGGTCGAACTGGCGGCAACGGCATCAGCAGCTGGAATGTGGATATGTGCTAAAAATGAACGATCGACAGCTACTCCCCTTGCATCTGTCTGGATCCTTTGCCCTTTTTTAAAATTATATGGATACATTATTTTTACCTCCTAAAATGTTGGGGGCAGTTACGCCCCCAGAATAACTTTTAGACGAGATTAAGCGCCCTTTTTGATGATAAATACACCCTTCGGATCGAGTAGCTTCCCATCATTAACGAGCAATGCCTTGTCAATCCATTGATTCGTATCGTGATCGAACCAACGATACATAGCCATCTGCATGTTACTGTTAATGGCATAATCAGAGGGATTCATAAACACCGCTACAACATCCCCAGCACTTGCAGTATCATAACCAGCAATTACATCTTCTTCAACTTCGATAACCTCTTTGCCTCCGAAGCGATATTGAGTTCCATCAGTAATACCATAATTTGTCCGTCCAATCGGCTGCCCGTTTGCATCAACCATGCCATCAATGTACCCGTCAAAGGTGCCAGCACCCATTACAAACACTCCGGTACGGTAAGCCAGCGGAATCTTCGCAAATACCTTTTTCTTCCACGTATCCCATTCTTGGAACTCTGTAGAGGAAAGAGTAATATTTTGACTGGCTAAAACGCGAGGATCATTTATAACGCCAAGCATCTCAGTAGTCCCAACGCCTCTGATGATCTCGATTTCTTGCTTTTTTACCATCGCCTCAACTATCAAAGGAACAAGTGCAGCCTCAAAAGCCGGAATGGTAGTCAGCGAAGCAAGCAGTCCTGTCGCAATCTTACATTCAAGTCCGATATATGAAAATGTAACAAACGTATCAGCAACAGCTTTCTGACGGCTGGATACAGCAGCTTCAGTAATTCTTGTAGCTACAGGTTTAAGCGACAAAATCGGATACTGCACGCCGCCCTGGACACTGGTTTTTCTGACACGACTATACAGTTGCCCATAAACTTTCATCTCCTTGATGATCTCAGACATGATAGTCGTAGGAATCAGTGCAGCAGCATCCGCAATTGAAGTAAAAGTATCGTCTCGATATTCAGCCGAAATCGGAGTGCCACGAATAACATAATCCATAAATTGTTTACGATATTCAATGGTTGAAAATTTATCTTCTCCAGATTTAGTTTCTGGTTTTTGCGATGTAGCTTGTGATTGAATAATTTTTGGAACCTGTGCATTTACAGCAGCAGTCCGAGCATCGGCTTCGTCCGGAAGGCTGCTAATCATATCTTTTAGATCACGAATTTCAGCGGTAACAGAATCAAGTTCCGCAGTCAAACTTTTAACTTCAGTAATTTCTTTGGATGCCTCAATTTTAGAAACAATTTCAGCTTTCCGCGCTTCTTTGGCATCCAGCATTTCTTGCAATTTAGTTTTCATAATAATTCCTCCTAATGATAAACAAAATTAATTGCTGCGCCAAGCCGTCCAGCTTGTTTTAATGGTCGTCCAACCATTAAAACCGGCACATTATATAATAATTATATTACATTTTTCGAAATAGCGAATGCTTTTGCTTTAGCAAGTTCAAGCTCGGCTATTTCTTTTTTATAATTAATCTTTTCTGCTAATTGATCAAAGCTTCTGGCAGTAACACTCGTCGATTTATAAAACGCTTCATCTACCACACTAACATCGTAAATTTTCTCTATTTCATTTATTTCTCGAGTTACTTTATCATAATTATCTTCATATGTCCAAACATCCCCACCGGGTGCCACTAAAAATGCAAAACTCATTTCATCAATTAGTCCATCCGAAATGCATTTATACAAATCACGATTAGATTGTGTATCGATTAAATCTGCTTCGATTTTCAAACCGAGATCATCTACGATTAATCTTAAACTGTTATTTTTCGTTCGCGCCATTACAATAACTGAGTCGTTGTGATTATATCGTAAAGGAACTAATTTCATGTCGGCTTTATCTAACGCACCTCGATGAATAACCTCAGTATAGGACTGCCCGGCATAGGTATATGTTTGAGGTGATTCAAAACGAATCGCATAACCTCCGATTGTCATTTTGTTAGATTCAGCATTTTCGCCGATGATTTCGATATTCATTATCCGCTGTTCGCGGCGTGACTCATTCGATTTTGTTGTTGTCATTATTACCTCCACTATTATTTAATTCATTCGATAAATTCTGATTATTTGCAATATCAGAATTATTATCTTTCATTGTTTCTCCATTTGCTTTTGTCATCTGGTATTCATCTGCGATATTCGCATTGACATAATTCAAACTTCGTAATCGCAAATCTCCACCTTCATAAGGTGGTAATCCAAACATGTCAAGCACTTGATTTTGCGTCAGGATGCCTGTATCTCGCGCTAATCGCGCCATCTCGAGTTGATCCGCCGTAGATAGATATTTCATTCTTGAATAATAAAACTTTACTCGATGCCCAATGTCTTGTTCTCTTTGTGAAAAACAGACTCTTGAAAAAGCTTGTTCAGCATCAATAATAAAATCTTCGATCGCAGTTTGATAAAAGCTTGAATGCTGAGATCCGGTATAATCGCCGTTTAAAATAGGTTCGGATATTCCGTATCGTTGAATAATTCCGGACCTCATGAATTTCATTGACTCTTCACTAATCATTGGAGACTGCAGATTTACCGGCGTAAATTCACCAGCTAAATCAGTTACAACAATGCCAGCTTTACTTGTAAAAATATGATCTTCTAAATTTTTACGTTGAATCTCCTGCTTATTCTGATCAAGAAGGTTTTTAGCACTATAAATTCCTTTGATTTGCATACTCGCAGCAATTGATTTTGGCAAACCATCAATAGTTTGGTTTAACGCATTCACTGAACGCAGTAAATCCTTTGTCTGCTGGCACCCATTATCATCGCC